ATTTTAGATTTTTCGCGGACGTAACGAGATTTTTCAACGTTGATAACGAAATGATATCCCTGAATCTCTGTGCCATCTTTATCCTGTTGTCTACCTAGAATCCAAATATTGTCAGCGCCATAATATGCGCCAGTGCCACCACCAACGATATCTTTAGGAAACATACCAATTTCTTTGTAAGTATGATTAACCGCCACAAGGGGAATATCTTTCAATGTAAGATGAGGAGTGATCATTCGGAATAGAGACTTCAGCTGCTTGGCACGAGACATGTCAGCAACTGACTTTTCGTTCATCGCATCTTCAACTTCTTTCTTTGAAGCAAGATTACCAATAGAATCAATAATAATTAGAACTTGATCATCACGATTAATCTCTTTCAGCTGCTTCATTATGTCGAATTTGAGTTCTTCGACGTCAGTAATCGGCGTGTGAACGACAGAGTCCAACGGAATCTTAAACTTATTAAAATAAGACTGTGGCGTACCAAATTCAGAATCATAGAATAATACTACTCCTTCAGGATACTTCTTAAGATAAGAGGATGCCAATAATAGAGCAAATCCAGTTTTGAAATGCTTTGATGGACCTGCTAGCATTGTAAGTCCAGGCGTAATACCAGCATCGATAGATCCTCCCAGTGCTACGTTGATCATAGGCACAGGCGTCGGAATCATATCTTTCTTTGTATAAATCTTAGAGTCTGTTAATGTTGATGTATAATCTATTGTTGAATTTTTAATCAAACGTTCTTTCAGCGACATGTATTTCTCCGTATATATCGTATCATTAGTATACTATGTAATCTAATAAAAGTCAACTCTTAATGTAAGCATCCATCTTTTTAATAAAAGAATCTATGTTTTTTACTCTGTCAGCGCCATTCCATTTAATAATATCTTTGTCCGGATTCTTTTTTAGATTCAGTAGAAGTGGCATAATCATTTTACGGAGACCCTCGAGCTTTACCTGCGTATTACCTAGTTGATCTTGTAATTCCAATTCTCCAGCTTTCAATTCGTCTTCTGATGTAAATCCAAAGTCAAATTCGAAATCGTCTTCTGGTGTGTCAGTCATTGAAAAAGTCCTCTAATGTTGATTTTTTCTCAGTAACCCATCCAATCACTTCTGTGATTGAATTTAAAGGTTCCAGGAAAGATTTATTGAATTGTGTTTCTCGATCTATGTAATTATCTATATATGATAATTCTCTAGGAATCTCGTCAGGAACAGCTATCACAGATTCTTGCACTGGGTTAGGCGTTTTTAAATAAGCAAATCTAATCTTGTCTCCATCCTGTATTTTAGGAACACTTGCAATTTTGTTTTTAACTAGCAGATGATTAAATATCAATGCTCCTTTTACATGAATTGGCGAACCCTTGTCATAGATAACAGATTTATCTTTATTATATTTCCACATGCCTTTAACGCCACGTGGAAACGCCACTTGTTCAAAAGGTAGTTGCATAAATTCTTCACGAAACTCTTGTATGAACTTTTGTAGTTCATCTTGTGTTCCATTCATAATTATGCTTAGAGCTTTTTTAATGTTCTCTCGACACGCTTTTGGAGTGCTCGAACGTACCGCCTCAATACCCTGGAGTTTGAGTTTGGGCTCAGCATATTGTACGCCTTCAACATTCCAAGCGTTGAGGATATACATTTTCTTGCCACGCCAAATACCTTTGTTCGCAATTGTTTCCCTTTTCATTTTCATCTTTTGTTGATAGGCGTTCATATAAACGGCAAGTTCATCATAACACTTATCAAGATAAGGTTGTATCTTTTGTTCGCAGAATTGATCAATCGCATCAACAATTTTTAATTCGTCATCAGTATCTAGGTGAGCTACTAGAGCGTCCATTTCTACATAGATAGAATCTGTATCAGATGCAATAACATAATCAACATCTTCACTATTAAGAAGTTTATTCATAAACAAATTCATCTTCTTTTCGATCCAGCGAATAGATAGCTGACCTGACATTGTAATTGCTTCAGAGTGATCAAAACTAAACCAACGGAAGAACTGATTGGCCAATGCACCGTAAGCTGAGTTTAGCTGAATCTTTTTGGCCATTTGCATGTTGTGATATCGAGCAATTAATTTCTCATCCTCTGAGTTAGGATTTTTCTCATAACGCTGCTTTGCTTCAAGCATCAACTTCTTGTATTTGGTGCGGTCATTATACATACGTTCCATCAGAGCAGGCAAGAAACCCTGCTGATCTTTACTGTATAAACAACCATTGGCTGCATGAGACAAATCTAGATCTTGTTCTCTAATCTCATATTCGCCCCTTAGTAATTCATCGACAGAAGGAAACGGTATTCTGGCCATGAATGTTTCTGGACTAATATTATACTGCATAATAAGGTGAGGATAAAGACTGTTCAAGTCGAACGAAACAACCCACTTACTTAAACCAATCTTAGGATCCTTGACATGACCACCAATCAAAGATCCTTCCATAAGTTGGCGCTTCAGTGGAGGAATGACAATATTCTTTTCTAGGAGATAGTTATGAATTATAACATCCCATGGTCGAACAGTCGTCATGACATCCGGATAATTTACCTTAGCGTCATAAGACAACGCCATCGTCTGTTCAAGAAACTTCAGTTTATCTTCTAAACGATCAACCAGAACAGTATCGTGAATATTATACTCAATAAACTTTTGAAAGTTGTTCTTATACAATTCCAAAAGATTACCATATTCTGAATAGTCTATTTTCTTTTCACCAAGTTCAATCTGAGCAATGAAGTCTAGTTTATATGACTCTTGATTACCAAACATAAACTTACGATAAAGTTGGTAATAATCAAGAACTGATATTCCTGCAGGACTATAAGACTGATTCTCTTTGCCTCGAAATTCAACTATCTTTTCGTCGAGAATACGCCATGGAGATAGGCGTTTAGCTTCTTTTTCATTAAATAGATTTTTGATACGATTAACAGTATACGGAATATCAAAGAACTCAATATTCCAACCAGTGATAATGTCTAGGTCTAATCCTTCCCAACAGTCGAGAAACTGTTGGATAAGTTCGTACTCGTTTTTGCACTGGACGTAATATGTATTTGGGTCGTCACTGTTAAATTCTCCGCAACCAAAAACATAATTACGGCTGCGACTTCGCAGGGTAATAGCAGTAATTGGCTTATCCGCCTTTTGAATATTTGGAAATCCCTCGTCGGCAGCACACTCAATATCAATAGTAGCAATATTAACGAGTTTTGGATCATAGTCAATTTCGCCAGGAAAGTTATCAAAAATATACAGATAAAGAAAAGAAGTTAAGCCATAGATTTCCATGTTGGAAACCTGATCGTAACGCCCTATGAAATCTCTGGCTTCAGTAATTGAATCAAATTCTAATTTCTCTACTGGCTTGCCATCTAATGTTTTATATTTGCCATTCTGCTTTGTAATAAACAAATATGGTTTATAATCTACAACATCAGTATATCTTAAACCCTTATCAAACCCTCGCACATACATGCGATTTCCACGTTGAAATACGTTTGTGTAAAACATTTATCCTCCATTGAATGCATCCGGACACAGTCCCACAGATGCAACATTAGTATATAATAAAACGCTGAGGGAATCAATCCCTCAGCGGCACCTTTCCATCTAACAGATCTAGAATTTCTTGACCTGATAGTGTTTCGTATTCAAGCAAACCCTTAGCAAGAGTATCAAGCTGCTTTCTATTTTTACTTAAAATGGTATAAGCAGTATGATAAGCGTCATCAAGAATACCCTTTACCTCGTCATCAATTGTCTTTTGTGTTTCCTCCGCAACTTTAGGTCCATGGAACACATCTGAATTAGGATCAGTGTATGCCACTTTACCAAGTTTTGGCGAAAAACCAAGTTGAGTAACCATAGCACGAGCAATCTTTGATGCTTGTTGAATATCAGCTGCAGCGCCAGAAGTTACGTTCTCTGAACCAAAAACTAACTCTTCTGCTGCACGCCCACCCATTGCCATTGCTAGATGCGCAATCATTTCCTTATATGACTGAGAAATTTGATCGCGTTCTGGTAGAGACTGAACCATACCCAAAGCTCGACCACGTGGAATGATTGTTGCCTTGTGAATAGGAACAGAACCTTCCATGTTCAAAGAAACAAGAGCATGTCCGCCTTCATGATAGGCAGTCATTTTCTTTTCTTCTTCAGACATAAGAAGAGATCTACGTTCTGCACCCATAAGGATCTTATCACGAGCATCTTCAAATTCTTTAGCTGTAACAATTCTCTTGGAACGTCGAGCAGCAAGCAATGCAGCTTCGTTAACAAGATTAGCTAGATCAGCACCAGAAAATCCTGGTGTTCCCTTAGCAACTGTCTTTAGATCAACATCTGCACCAAGAGGAACAGCACGAACATGAACCTTTAGAATTTTCTCACGTCCGACAATATCTGGATTAGATACAGTAACTTGTCGATCAAAACGGCCAGGACGAAGCAAGGCAGGATCAAGCACATCCACACGATTTGTCGCAGCGATGATGATGATACCTTCGTTGTCATTAAAGCCATCCATTTCTACAAGTAGAGCATTTAGAGTTTGTTCGCGTTCATCGTTACCACCACTAATTCCGGCGTTACGATTACGACCAACAGCATCGATTTCGTCAATGAAGATAATGCAAGGAGCATTCTTCTTAGCCTGTTCGAACATGTCACGCACACGAGATGCACCAACACCGACGAACATTTCTACGAAGTCAGAACCAGAAAGATGGAAGAAAGGAACACCAGCTTCACCAGCCACTGCTTTAGCAAGCAGAGTTTTACCAGTACCTGGCGGTCCAACAAGTAGAACTCCCTTGGGAATTTTACCGCCAACTGCCTGAAACTTATGTGGCGCTGCTAGAAATTCTACAACTTCCTCTAGATCTTCTTTTGCTTCATCTACGCCAGCAACGTCATCAAATTTGACATTGATTTCTTCCTCGGAAAGCATCTTTGCTTTAGACTTGCCCATAGATAGTGGGCCACGTCCACCAAGACCAGAAGTTCTTCTCGATAGCCAAATCCAAATACTAAAGAACAAAAGAACAGGTAGCAGATTGATTGCTAGATTAGTGAAGAATCCGGTTTCTTCTGGTGGAGTTGCTGATACTTGCAACTTCTTACCTTTGATCTGTTCCATAAAATTACCGACTGATGGAACATATGTATTAAATGTCCTGTTGTCAGTAAAATGACCAGTAACTTGATTTCCTGCAATAGTGAGATCATGGACTCTTCCTTCATCGATTTGAGTAACAAGCTCGCTAAACCCAATTTCCCTTGAATATGTCTTGTGAGAACTTTCATTCCACATA